CAGATATGCAAAAATTTGCAGATTTAAATCAACTCGCTTTGGTTGTTAAATTCATGTTTGATGATATGTATGGTTGGAGAATTAAACAAGAAGAATCTGAAAACAAAATTTCTGAACTTGCTTCAATAGTAGCACAATTTAATGCTATCAAAGAAGAAAATGTAAAACTTAAAGAAGCATTTTCTAAAACTATTTCTTTGGTAGAAGCCCTTGCTGAAAGCCCAGCCGCTGCCCCTATCGAAACTCCAAAGGTTGCTTCCAAGAAAGAGGCACAATTTGAGAACCTTTTAAAATTTGCAAAATCAATTAATAAATAAACACTATGGCATTTAACGTAAATGGTTTAGTTAACTACACCAACGAACAACAGAGCGAACTTTTGGTTAAAGCTCTATTTGGTAGCAAAACTGCTGCCGTTTTACAATCCGCTGGACAAGTTCAACCCGGTATCAAATCATCTTCTAAGTTAGCATTGGTAGGTTCTACCGTGTTCTTCCAAGCCGATGGTTGTGGTTACAACCCAAGTGGAACAACTACTTTAACTCAACGTGCTATCACTGTAGGTGCGGTTAAGGTTGAAGAAACTCTTTGCCCTAAATCTTTGGAAGCAAAATGGATGCAAACTCAAATCGCTCCAGGTTCTGCAACTGCATTGCCTTTTGAAGAGCAGTTTGGTGCTGAAAAGGCTGCCGTTATTTCTGAGCAAATCGAAATCGCTATGTGGCAAGGTGACACTGCAAGTGGTGACCCTAACATCAATCGTTTCGATGGATTCGTAAAAGTTATTAGCGGTGCTTCTCCTACATTAGGAAACTCTGCTCCTACTACTTTTACCTCTATCACTGTTTCTAACGTAGATGATATCTTAGACCAAATCTACGGAGTATTACCTGCTCGTGTTGCAACTAAGACTGACTTAGTTTGTTTCGTAGGTGTTGACGTATTTAAGTTGATGTTAGTTAACTTGAAAAACGCTAACTTGTTCCACTACACTCCTGAGGCTGCGGTAAATATGGAAATGGTTTATCCAGGAACTAATATGCGTATAATCGCAGTTGGTGGTTTGAATGGCACTAACAAGATTGTAGCAGGTTCTTTGAGCAACTTCTTCGTAGGAACTGACTTAGCAAACGAAGAGGAGCAGTACAAGTTTTGGTACTCTGAGGACAATGACGAGGTAAGATTCCGTGCATCTTTCAAATATGGTGTACAGGTTGCTTACCCTGCTGAAATCGTTTATTTCACCCTTTAATCAATTAACTAAATGGCTTGTTTACTCACACAAGGATTTACCTTAGACTGCAAAGATTCAGTCGGAGGTATTAAGAGCATCCACTTAATGAATTGGAGTGCTTCTAAATTTACTGTTGCCAGTGGTGAGGTAACTGCCACCACTTTTGCTTCGGGTGACGTATTCGATTACGAACTTCCAAAGGGTACCGGTTCAATGACTACAACTACTAACGTAAGTGTAGAGAATGGAACAGTATTCAACCAAGCGGACGTAGCGTTCAAATTACGTAGATTGTCAACTGCTAAGAGAAACGAAATGAAATTATTGGCACAAGGTCGCTGCTATGCGATTGTAAAAACCAATAACGATGACGCTTTCTTAGTAGGTTACGAGTACGGATGTGACGTAACTTCTATGGTTGCTAATACAGGTACTGCAATGGGAGATTCTACAGGTTACGAGGTAACTCTATCTGCAATCGAATCTGAAGCCCCTTACAAAGTACAGAGCGGTGTATTAACCACATTAGGCATCTGATTATAGGTTTTCATAGTTGAATGGGGAGGACTTCGGTTCTCCCTTTTTTTATTACATTTTTTTTGTTTACTATTTAATATTGATGTTGCTACTACAGAAAGGACAAACAAAGTATTGGTATTTAACGCTAACCGAAAAAGTTACGATAACAAATCCGTACTTTTTATTTTGGCTGAAAAATAGGACAACAAATACTTCAACATATAAGATATTGGCTGATGTATCTACGCACAAGGAGAGATACAACCAATTTCAAGTTATAGAGGGGAATACGTTTACATTAGATGCAGGTGAGTATGAATACCAAGTATATGCTCAAACTTCCAATAGTAATTTAAATCCTGCTTTATCCAATGAATTAGTAGAAGAGGGATTATTAAAAGTTACTTTAACAACAAGTTCAATAACAGAATATCAACCGAATTTAATAGAAAAAATATATGAGTAGTTCAACCGAATTTATGGCAGGGTTCACAGGTAGCCGTGTTGTATCAGGCACTTCAGCAGTCACAGGAAATTGGCGTGGATTTATTGTAAACGCTGATTGCGTAGTATCTGCAATATTAGACGAAGCAAACGCATCTTTATTGACATCATTAGGATTAAGTGGTGTTACATTAAGACAAGGTGCATTTATTGTCGTTCCTGAAGAGAAGATAATTCGCTCTATCACTTTGACAAGTGGTAGCGTAGTAATGTATAATATATGATTGGATTAGGCGTTGGCGTTAATCGTAGACGCTTTGCGGGTGGATTTGCAGGGTCTTATTCATCCCGTGTGATTGCCGATGGTGGAACGATTGAGGCACTTGATTGTGTTGCCGCTGCATCATCATTATTACAATCTGCATCATTACTTATTATCCCAAGCGGATACAAAGCAGGTGTTGCCTATGCTGAATTACCATCCAATAGTAATGGGGATTTAACGTGGTCAAGAAATAGTGTAGCAAACAGAACGCAATCCAATGGTAATATCGAAAGTGTTGCGGCTAACGTACCGAGATTATCATATATGTATGGCAGTTGCCCAGCGTTGTTGTTAGAGCCACAGAGGACGAATAGTTTGCGTAATTCTACGATGCAAGGTGCGAGTACTTCTCCAAGTACTTTGCCGACTAACTGGACAACAACAACAGCAGGATTAACACAAACTGTTGTTGGCGTTGGGACTGAAAATGGGTTGCCTTACATCGATGTAAAATTTAGTGGAACTGCAATAGCCACAAGTAGTCAAATTAGATTTGAAATATTAACTCAAATTTTAGCATCCAACGGACAAACTTGGACAAGTTCTTTTTGGATTAAAGAAATTGCTGCCCCTTCACCTGCTAATTCATTAGCAAATATAATTCAAGAAAGAGATAGTTTGGGTGCTAATCTGACTACCAGTACCCAAACAATTACAATATCATCAACTCTAACTCGAAATATATTTACAAGAACCAATACTAACGCTTCAACGGCACGAATAAATAATGCGATTAATGCATTTGTAACCATCGGCAACACTTACGATTTCACAGTCCGTATAGCAGCACCTCAATTAGAACTTGGTGCATACGCAACCACTTGGATAAACACAACCAATGCAGCAGCAACACGATTGGTAGATTCATTCACACGCAACAACATTTACACCAATGGGTTAATTTCTGCAAGTGGTGGTACTTGGTATGTTGAAATGATTAATAACATTTCATACACGAGAGATGCAGCCGCACAAGGTATAGGAATTGGGGATTCAAGTTCAACAATTGCTAATGGGTTTTTGATTGTGAATACTGGAACGGGTAGACAAGTAATTCAAAAAATTATTGCAAGTGCAACTACTAATTTATTCACTACAACAACCGACACCATTAAAATTGCTATTAAATGGAATGGAACGAGTGCTGATGTGTTTGTGAATGGCACTAAGCAAGTAAGTGCAACTTCGTTTACAACTACAATAATGGAATTTTTAAACGGAACTGGGGCGGGAATACCAAGATGGATTAAAACAATGGCACTATACCCAACGCCTTTAAGTGATGCTGATTGTACAACCTTAACAACCTAACGATATGATATTTGCAAAATTTGAATTACCGCAAGACAAGTGGGAAGAAATCAAACCCACATTAGAGAATTGTCATATTGTTGAATTAGGGGTCATTAATGAGTTATTTGCCGTTGATATTTTATTCAACGATGAACCCAACGATGATTTATTGATTTACGAGGTATTCCCCGAACCTTGTGGAATACATACATTTTTAGGAATGGAAGATTTATATTTAGAACGATTTAACGATTTTAACCCAACCGATGAACAAGTTTAACGATTCCGCAGCCGATAGTTTAGCAGCCGTTAGTGGTGTTAGTGCAGTTGCTCATTTCGCTACAGAAATACAACCCATAATTTCCGCAAGTGCAGGAATAGTTGCAATTGTTTCGGGTTTACTTGCCTCAATTTATTACATAGTTAAGATATGGCAAAGGTTAAAACATCAATAACACTATTTCGTAAAAAGCCAAAGAGAAAACTTGGACGGCATACCAAACACATAAATAAACATAAATCGTGGAAACCAAATCGAGGTCAAGGGTGAAGTTCAAACCCTATTTTTCGCCAACACCTAAAAGAATACGCATTTTTGGCGATAGTTTAGCCGCTGCATCTATAATGGTTGCAGGATTTAATATGTCTGAACCATCCGTTATGATAGGTTGTGCAGTCGTTGGTGGATTAGGGAAATTTCTATCAAACTTTTTCACAATAGAATAAATACTATTTATAAGTGATGTTTCATCGGATTAATTTTCACGACAACAAGTTACCTGCCTTTAAAGAAAACAAGGCTAAAGGGATATATACATTTGGTGAGGACAACTTATACCCTGAGTTCTTAATCGAAATGTACAATAAAAGCCCTAAGCACAATGCTATTGTTTCGGCAAAGGCATCGTATTTAGCAGGTGTAGGCACGTCCATCAAAGGACAAGATACCGCAATCATTGCAAAGGCACAACAGAAAGTCGAGGCAATCAACGCTTACGAGAGTTTAGACGAGTTAAAAGCCAAAGTAGCGGATGACTTAGAGTTGTTTAATGGTTTTGCATTGGAGGTTATTTGGAGTCGTGACAAACAAAAAATATCCGAGATTTATCACTTACCATTTCAAAAAATCCGTAAAACATTAGACGATAAGTTTGCGTTTTGCGAAGATTGGTCTGATAGAAAATGCGAGATAATCGAATATACCCCATTTAACCCAATTACA